ATATCCCCCATAAGGAAGTGAAAGGCGAGCACCAGCGCGCCGAGAATGACAGAGGCTATAATGCAGGCTATCGCATGCAATCCTCTGTCGGTTTCACGTTTGTCGAGGCGCATAGTGCCCTCCATGTATGGTTTGGTTTCAGGTGGTTTTATGAGAAAGAAAGTGATCAGCGCAGGTAAGATGTTGTCCGATTAACTTGTGCCACACCTTGAATTCTTGCGTCTTGTGGCCGCCATAGTTATGTCAGCAAGCAAAACCGCAGTTTCCTTTAAATCCTGTGTGGCGTACTGGAGACCGAGCTTATTAACCACTGCATGCTGAGCTCTAGTGACAAGCATCAGGTTATCAATGCTGCAATTTTTGGGGTCGTTATCCCTGAACCAGATCATCTGTCCAGGCTGAATTTGTTGGTTATACTGCTCCCAAACAACACGATGTTTCAGACGCCACTTGTTTGGATCTGAAACTTTTATCTCGATATAGCCGTCAACATTGACCCGTTCACTGCCTACTGGCCTGTTGTTTAGTGGGATGCTTCCTTTCTTGAACTGAGTTTTCTTCGCGTTACCTCCTGCTTGCCACCCCTTCATTCCTTTATTCCATGAATCGGAACCTTTCTCAAAACGGCCAGTGCGACCGCTTTTTATGCCGTGGTTGCTGGTAAATGACCGCATCTGCTTTTCGGTTCTCTCAGTACCGAATTTTAGGTTAAAGGCTACAGTTAACTGAGGAAGCGATAGCTGCTTATAGTTTTCCTCTACCCATTCGAATTGCTCTCGAGTAAACAGGCGCAGCTTACCCTTGTTGATGCTGCCGGTAACTCTGCCGCACTTGATGCCATGATTCTTGATGCAAGACTTTATTTCCTTCTCGCTCTTGCTGGTGCCAAATGCGTAGTTGAATAATCTTGCTGTGTCAGCAATAGAGCATTCAGGGTATGTGACTTTCAAGAACTCAATCATAGGTTCGGTGTATATAAACCGGCTCATTTTGATTACTCCAGCATTTTAGGTAAACCTTCCTGCCTGATACCCATGTCACTGGCAGCAATCTGCGCATCGAGTGCGAGACGGGCGTTTCCAATTATCTGTGTTGCAACACCGCTAACGGCCTTGGAGCGGTTTATCTCAGCTTGCAGTTCATCGCCTTTCAGATCTTCATCATTCAGGCGCTCAAGCTGGGCGAATAGATGGTTATTGAGGTCTATCAGTTTGTTTTTCATGCTGCCTCCTTTAGATGGGTAACAAGATAACTGACAATCTCTTGCTTGCCACATTGCGACAGCAATCGCTCGTTAGCTATAAAGCACAGAGCCTGATAAAAGCTGTCTGTTGGCTCGCATGGTTCAATATCCAAAGCAGCCTCAACTAGCTCCTTGACCTCTGCAGACCAGACGTTGTTTTCTGCTTGTGATATCTGTTTCTCCATATCGACTTGCTGGTCGATTCTAGTGCCTGGCGCTGAATCATTCGGTCGCGTTTCAATTGTACCAGTGATGCAGGTTGAGGCTTTTTTCTCGGCCGCCGCAGCAATCATATCGAGCATTACTTGGCCGTCGCGCAGTAGGTCGTCGCGATTGACATAGCTCATACGCTCGCCGCGCCAGGTCTTATCGAATACCGCAATTGCGCAGGCGAATCCGGCGCTTGATGATTCTTGCTTCTTGTTGGCTGGCTTGAACCATGTAGGCAGGTCAAAGCTGATGCGTCCACGGATGAAACAGATGTGATCGGCATCCTCTGGCCACCAAACCTCTGATGTGGCCGACTTGATGAGGTAGACGAACTTGGCACCCTTGGCACGTTCCTCGATAGACTTGGCGATGATGTTGCGCATGCCGGTGACAGCCTGCTCATCCTCATAGCTTGAGCGCGAGTATGGAGGGTTAGCGAAGCCTTTGCCGCCAGCTAGGTCTTTGGTCCAGTCTTGGGTGAGGGCGTTATCTTCAACTGTGTAGAAGTTAGGGCATTTAGCATTGTCGCCGTCGGTGAATATATCGAGGATGAACGGGCCAAACTTAGCGAATATCCCCCAGTACAGTTCATCCGGTGTGCGCCATTGGTCACCGACCTCTTTGAGTAAATGGCAAGGCTTCGCCTTCAGCTCAGCCAAGCGGCGGGCATAGTTGTTCATTCGGAAAATCCTTGTTTAAAGTTGTCAGTTAACTGACTTGAATTTATTTAACTGGAATGTAGTTAACTTGTGGGACTGGAACGCGCAGAATCTTGCGCTCACTGAGGTGGCAGTAATCAATCTCTTTGATAGCCTCAACCGTTGCGGCTACTTCTTCGAGCTTGCTCATGTCGCGGGACAGGTTGCTTTTATCCAGTCCGAATCGTGCCGCTGCTCTATCCTGTGGCAGCCCGTTGACGTATATTTCACGCAGTGCGCCAATGACAGCCTCAGAGCGGATCTTGGTGCGTGAAAGCAACAGCTCAAAGCGCTTTTCCGATTCTCCGCCAGGCAGCAGATAGTTCATTTGGCGCGGTTTGGTCATGCTGTCTCCTTAGCCGATGCGTGTTCTAAGCGCTCTGCCTCGTAGGCTTCCCATGCTTTGATATCACCGCGTGCGATATGCCAGGTTATTTCACCGTTACCGTCTTGGTCTCTGGCACTCCCGCCATACTTTGCACCTGGGAATGTGAATTCCGCTACCATGGTTATCCGTGGCCAGCCGCCTTGAAAGTCAGTAAAGGTTAGGTCTGGCCTTTTGGTTTTTACTGACTCCTTGAATGCCTGGAAGGCTGATTCTCTATCGGCCTTCTCTTTGTCATGGCCATCCTTGCAGCTTTGGTTGCAATAAACTGCTTGCCCGACGACCACGACCCTATCTAGTGGTGTGTTTTCATCTTCGTCGCGCCCGTCGTCATCCATCACTTGGTGCCAGCAGTGGCTGCACTCGAACCACCATCCGGCCTCGAGTAGAGCCATTGGAGGCACTTTCCCCAGCTCTGCATATTGGTCGAATTGAGGGGCTCTGGTGCACTCTACATACTCAAAATCCAAGCCAAGTTCACAGGCGCCTTCTCGTCGAGCGGCTAGGCCGTGGTGATGAAATACGATGCAGCAGTGTCCTTCTGAGTCTTCCAGCACCTGCCAGGCTACGTTTTTCTTAGTCATACTTCCCCCTACAGTTCAAGCTGCTTATTGAGCTCGCGGTCTTCGAGAATATCTTCGATCCGCCGGCGAACCTGGCCGCGTTTCAGTTGAGCTTGCTGGACTTCAGCGGACTGTCGCATGTCGCCCAGAACGTGGCTGCTATTGAAGCCGCCAACCCGGCGACCAAAAGCTTCATCAAGTGGTGACATCGGATTACTCCTTGCACATCATCCTGTGCATGCGTCGAGCCACTTCAACAGCTGTGGCTCTGTCAGTGATTACCCGGCGCCCTGGTGCTATCCAGTCGCCGGTGCTAGTGGCGCATATAACAGCCTTGCCGAAATGGATACTTCCATCCGGCAGTGGCTGCGGCTTTGTCTTTTGATGTTGCATGGAAATCCTCAGTAAATCATCTTAAGGGCGCCAGTCTCTTCCTTGGCTGCTGCGGTGATCACCATCTTGGCTGTCTGCTCATCGAGGCCAATCGCTTTGAGTTTGCTCAGCACATCGTTGTTTACAGCCTTGCGGTGAGCTACGTTTTCAGCCTTGATCCGCGCTTCTTCAGCGGTTCTGCGCTGCTCGTCTACAATTCGTTGCCGCTCAGCTGCGGCAGCGGCTTCTTCACGTTGACGAGCCTGCTCAGCGGCATAAGCCTCCCGCTGTTTGGCTTCTTCGGCTTCACGCTCTGCCTGCTCAATCCTGGCCTGTGCTTCTGCTTCAGCCTTTTGCTTCGCCTCTGCTGCGGCGCGTTCAGCAGCTTCTTTGATTTCGCGTTGGCGCTGTGCCTCTGCCTCAGTACGTGCGCGTTCTTCGTCTCGCTTGCGCTGTTCTTCCCGAAGGCGTTCAAGCTCAAGGCGCTCTGATTCGGCTTTTTCTTCTGCTATGCGGCGATTAACAGAATCAGCGTGGCAAGCAGTAAGAACTTCAATAGCCGTTGATTGCGCGGCAATCGCATCACCAAGCAGTCGGCCAAATCCTTCTTTGCTAATGTCCATGCACTCAACTTCTTCGATGCGTTCTGCAATCGCTTCTGGACTCATATCAACAGCCCATGCGCGTGAGTTGTTTAGCTCAAAAATTACCTGTTTCCGCTCCTCAAGGATTAGCTTCCTTTTTGTATCAACTTCCTGATAAGCGTCTTTGTGTGGTCCCTCAACCTCTTCGATAGCCTCTTTAATTTCCTTTGCTTGAGAATCAATCAGGCGTCCATAGTTTAGGTATGGTTCTTTCTTCTCCTTGCGAACAGCCTCAAGATTGGCCCTAATGCTTCGGCAAGTAAGTGCCGCATTCTTTGAAAATTCGTAACCGTCTTTAGTTGAGCAATCAGGTACTACTGTGCCAAACTCATCGCGTAGTTTTGCCAGTTCGGCCTTGATTTCGCTGTACTCTACAACGATGCCAGCGTCTAAGTTTTTTTTGATCTCTTCAACGATGTTAAGCATGACTTACCTCTTTGCAGTTAATTCTTCGCGGCGTGCGTTTGCGGCAGACTCCATTTTCTTGATGTATGGGTCTGGATTGATATTCAGAGCTCGGCATTCACGGTTAACCTCGCCCATATGCCCGGTAAATTGAGCTTTTATTGATTGAGGCAGTGTGTTGTATTTGTAAGCTTCACAATATCCACTAACCTTGTCTTTCAGCGCTTCAATACGACCAGCTTTTTCACTTTCAAACTTGATGGCATCTTCTTCTGCCTTCATAGCCAAATAGTGCTGATCATCAAGCAAGCCAAGATAAATCTCAGCACCAAAACCAAGCATTGAAAGCGACTTTTTGATGGCGTCTGCAAGTGACTTTTTGTAATACTCTTCATCGAACTTTGGGCCATACTTTGTGCGCATAACCTTTGGGGTGTGACCAGCCTGAACAGGCATTTCGTAGCGCTCACCATCTAGCACATACCAGCAGCGGATTATCAGTGTATGCAGAACGGATCGTATTTCTCGTTGATCAATCTTCTGTCCGTCTTTACCTATAATTGTCTCAGCTTGAATAATGACGTCTCCATCATCATTTTTTTCTTCTACAACCTCATATCCCCAACCCTTACCTATGGGACCAAACTGCCTGGTTGCCATCAAAAGCGCGGCCTGTAGCGAATAGGTGGTTATTTCCTGTCCGTTAAGCTTTGCACGTTTTGTGTACTCTTGGGGAATAGATGAGTTTGCATCCCATATCGCCATGTTGCTCATTGATACAGCTCCTTTAATTACACTGTCTGAATACAGAATCAGGCTCTGGCAAAGGTTCCGGCGCAACTTCAGTGCACTTGATTGCGCGCTTGAAGTCGGTGCGGACGTAACCCTCAGACTCCAGGTTGGCTATGGCCATCAACTCGGCTTTTACTCGAGTATCAGCTTCAACCATATAGCAGATAGAGACCAGGCCACGAGCCTTTCTGGCGGCGGCCATTGGTTCAAATGTCAGTTTGAATTGCATGAATTTAACTCCTTAGAATCGGTTGATTCTGGTGAAACATTCGACTCTTGAGCTAAGCGGTCAGCTATTTGCTTTGTGTGCCTGTAAGACTTGCCAAGTCGCTTAGATATCTGAGAAACACTTAACCCATTGCCAAGCATCATCTTCACTTGGTTTTCAAAAATTTGAGACGCAAGTAACTCTCTCCGATTCATCAAAAACCTCCTTCACGTTCTGCGCGCACCAGGTCGGATGCTATCAGACTTGCAACACGGTCAATCTCGACCTGGACCAATGCTTTGAACTCGCGCGCATCATCAATCGTGAAAACCTTGGCCAGGGCCTCAAGCGCTTTGGGCTCAGGCAGCACTGTTTCCAGTACTGTCTCAATGTCGTGACCTTCAACTTCACCGCCGTTCGCAATGGTCCGCGCTATCCACTCGGCCTTTGCGTCAATAGCCTCTTGTTCCAGAGAATCGTTTGCAGAGGCGCTGGCCAGCATGTCAGTCAGATAATCACTGGCGGCATTTGCATCGACTAACATGTCGCTACCTCCTGAAATTGAATTTCCGGCCTATCAGCGCTCATCATCCGTCGCTGCATGTACGCTTGGCGCCGGTCAACTCGTGTAAGTTCGAAACCAGCTTCAATCCGCTGCTGGCGCATGACCTTGACATGACCGAGATAGTTAATCCGCAGCGTTGCGATCCGCTCGCCTTTGTGAGCGATGGATCCAGTGAAGTCGCAGAACGTGCGCTGGAATGCGCGGCTTGGGTTGCCGATGAGATAATGAGTCTCCAATGAGCTCATGCAGTTTTTCACTGCTGCGTAATCCATCAGCGCGCCAGGTGGGCAGCTGAGGATCGCTATTTTCAGCGCGTGCAGCAGGCGTTTTTCGGGTACTGTAAATCGAGCGTCCATTGTGCTCTCCTGTGTTGTCTGATGGGTTTGAAAAGAGAAGGGCGCTGCTCTGTCGCCACTGGCGCAGCTACCAGTGCTATGCGGAGTCTTGGCTTGCACATTCACCGTGGTCAGAAGTCCTCACCGCTTGGTGGAACAGCTCGGTACTTCTGCGGCCTGCATGTGCCATACAGTGTGGGAGTTGCAGACCTTCCAGCCTGCGTGGAGATTGAACCTGCTTTCACAGTTTGGGCTCTAGGCGGGATCGGCATTCACGGCGCCGCCTCGTTGCTCCGCTAATGCCAGACCGTTAACCGCGTCACCCGGTAATGCGATGGCAGGTACTGAACTCCTGCTTGTTGAGTTCACACTCAATCTCATGTTTCGGCTATGCCGATTTTACGCTTTCGCAACGTAGCACATCAGCCTGTGCATTCATCGCATTGGTGAAGGTGATTGTGAGGGAATCGAACGCGCTCAGCGCCCACCGAATGGCGTCAACCATCAATCACCTTCCCAATGCGCCCTGTTGCCAGGGAGCATCAGAATTAACTATCAAACCCATAGGCATCATGCTCGTATTTCCCCATAGCCAAGATATCAGCACCTTGCTCGTTAGCTGCCTCTATCGCCCACATTTCGGCATATTCCTTGGCTGTCCTACAGTTATAACCAGTGCCGTCATAACGTGGGTAAAACTGAAGATGTTGCTCATTACATTGAGCAGTGGTTTCTTCCAGATCTTTTTCGCTGATGGATGCGCCGTGTTGCGCAAAGATGTTCTTAACCTGCAATGTTGAAATGGACATTTTTTTCTCCTTAGTAGCTTTATCGCTGACTCTCGCAAGAGCCAGCTGTAAAACCTGTTCCTACCTCACCGCCGGAACTGGGCGGGGCCAATAGCAAAGCGGGTCATTCACACGGTTAAGGCATCCACCACATATCAGCCGATTGGTTTTTCCAGTCGTTGTTTCCCGCCAAGAGAATCTGATACCCGGTCGCCGCTTGAAGCTATGGGGTCTATTTACGCAGATTTCTGTCCTCCGCTGCGTGTTCCTCGGAGTGACCTAGCGGCCTGTGGCCGGTTAGTCGTTCATGGGACTGATTGTTAAAGAGCGTGGCGTGCTGCCGATGTGGTAAATATTAGATAACTAACATTTCACTGTCAACAGAAAAGATTAGAAAACTTACATTTATTTTAGGCGGGCACAAAAAAGCCCGCGAACTTGCGGGCCTGTATCGGGGCTAAGTGGTGGGGCTCAGGCAAAAGAAAACCCGCCTGAGCGGGTTGGGTGGGAGTGGGGGTGGTTACTTAGGCAATGCATGTAAAATAGGTGATAGGTATTGTTGCACAACCCACCACCCTGCACTAAACACAGCAATAATGCCGACAAGTGCGTAGGCTGCTGCCATGCCTTTGGTAAACATGTTTTTCTCAATATAGTCGAGACGAGTTTCTATCTTACCAACAGAGACTTTTATGTCGGTTACGTTTTCCTCAAGCCTGGCTACTCTTGATTCCATATTGCCTCCGTCATCTCCAGAACCTGTACTAATCATAGTATCAGATATCTTAGACATGGCGCTAGGCTTGCTTCCACAGTGAACAATACGCAGTTTGTGGCTATGATTACCGGTTGAAAGCTCAGCCGTCATTTTCTATAGCCTTCAGCAATAGGTTTGCCAGATCTGCGGCCTGCTTTCGACTCATGGTAAAGCTGGCCAAAACTGAACGCACTACTTCAAATGTGCTTTCACTAGTCTGATCTTCTATATTTTTAGGCCAAACCTGATCTACAGAAAATGATATTCCTATTTCATTTCCAGTGGCTGTATCAATGGTTGAAATGACGGTAGTGTCTATGTAACCAGAGACAAAGTTGTCAGCCTTGAAAGTTTTATCTGCCATAACAAGTCCTTGTTTACTTAAAAAATCTTGATCTTGCATACTCCGTCATCCGCCAGGCTTGGTGGTTAGGTTGTGCGCAATCAAATTGTGCTCTACAATTCGCTGATGAATACCATCTTTTCTTGCGAGGCTGTTTATGAATTTTCTTAAACTTGCATCAGATAGAAACTGCTCCATCATACGACTGTACGCACTTCACGGTTTGATTGACAACAGCCTGCGTTTTGCACAGAAGACAGATGATGGAACCGTCTGGTGTGATGCCAAGGTGCTTTCTGACAATGCCGCTGGCGTTGATGCTTTTACTGATATAATCACTAGACGTTTCAGCCGTGTCAGAAATATCCACGTGAAGCTCAAGAAGCTTCAAGAGGCGATTGATTTCAGCCAAACCGGGACTGCCGTGTGCTTCGGCTTGGATAGCGACAACAATAAATATGCTTTTGTCATCAAACGTGGCCTTGTAGATGTTATCTACGATCTTCGTGATACTGATCATGAGCTAATCCCCGTTGGCAAAATTGTTAAATCTAAAAAACAAAGGCAGAAAATAAAGCTCTGTTAGTTGCGTTCCATATGCCTAATAACATCCATGGCGCTAAAGAAAATCGCGTGCCCGCATTTACTGCATGTGATTTGATAATAAAAATGCTGCAAACCTGGTGTTAAAAACTCAATGGTTTGGTTTTCTCCTTGACTTGCCACTGGCATAGATAAAACGTGGGGCTTTTTACTATCTCGATTAATACTTAATGGAAATATCCCTTTGCCATAAGTATTTTCGCAAACACTGCACTTTATGGTGTCTTTGTGATCATCGAGGTAATCAATAAGTTCACTATTGGTAACAGCAAAAATTTTTTCAATATCAGACTTATCCATAACAACTCCTTGTATATACAGTTTTTTCAATGCCATTCAATACAGCACTGACGACCAGAACACTTGGCCGATAATGCGCACTTGGTCAATTTCCTTGCCTGATATGTCTTCGTCAGGCCACTCGTCTCTATTGAAGCTGCGCAAGCGGATCCCGCCGTTTGGCAGGCGGTAGAGGATCTTTACCCGCAGCATCCCGCCATGGTCTATGGCAAACATCTTGCCGTCTTTAATCGCTGTCTTTTCAGTGTCTATGCCCACTGTTGCCCCATCAGGCAACACCGGCTCCATTGAGTTTCCGGACACAGTGACACAGGCCGCAGTGCTTTCGTTTACCCCACACTTCTTGAGCGTTGATTTGGCAAAGCGCAACTTTGCGCCGCCGTTCTCCTGCACCATAGATGAACCGTGCCCGGCGCTGAGTTGAACTTCTCTGAAAAATGGGAGTGCAACTTCGTCATTGCTTAAGGGGGTCTGGTCATCCCAAAGGTCAAGGCCAGTTAAAGAAATTCCTGAATCTGAGATTTTTGCATCTTGATTTTCGCCTCCAATGATCTCAGAGGGTGATGTTCTTAGAAATTCTGCTAGAGCCGTGAGGTTTAGACCTCTCGGCTGGGTCATGTCTAGTTCCCACTGGGTAACAGCACCAGCTGAAACTCCGACTGCTTGAGCAACTTGTTTTTGGGTCAACTTTAGTTGCTTCCGGATCCGCTTGATGCGGGCTCCAACTGTCTCTTTTTCCATGTTAGCTATCTTACATTTGATTGACATTAGATTCCTGTGTGTCAAAATGTTAGAAAACTAATGTGTATGGGAGTTTTATGAAAACATCTGATGCGATTTCCCACTTCGGGAGCAAGACGAACCTAGCGAATGCATTGGGCGTCACTCACTCAGCCGTATGTCAGTGGGGCGAAGAAGTTCCACCACGAAGAGCCTATCAGCTTGAGAGAATTACAAAGGGAAAACTCAAATACGTTGAAGGCCGAGTTAAATCATAGGTGATTACATGCTTAAACAAACATTAAAGCACCGCAAGACCTCATGTATCGAGCCGGAAGATGCGGCCCACGTGGTTGGCCTGGAGCATGGTGTGCGGGAGCTGGCTGAGAAGATGAACATTCGGCCGGCCGTTCTGGCAAACAAGCTGAACCCGGACAACGAAACCAATTTTCTCTATCTGCGTGATGCCGTTTTTCTTACAGAGCTCACCGACGACAACCGGATCCTTGAAGCCTGGTGCGCGAAGCGTGGCGGGGTGTTCGTTCCGCTGCCTGAGGAAGTGGCCTGCGATGAAGACCTGAGCGATCAACTGCTCGGACTGACGTCTCAGCTAGGAAGCGCCTTGGCCCAGGTTAAAGACGCCCGGGCGGATGGCGTGATCACAACTGACGAGTATGACCGAATTCGCGTTGAACTGAGAAAGACGGTCAATGAAGTGCTGAAGCTTGATGCAGTGGTTGGCACTCAGGTACGCGAGTTTTGCACTAAACCAAGGACTCTAAGGGGTTGATATGAGATATTCCATCTACATCAATCAAGTCAAAGCACTTGAGTGGGGGCTGAATTATCAGCAAGCCGCACTTTTTAACTGTCTCTACGAACTCCAGGCATGGGCAAGGTGTGAAATCTTGGACGGACAGCCATTTTACTGGGCTGCCAAGAACAAAATCATCGAAGAGATCCCCTTGGTTTTCGACAAGCCTGACACGCTGAAACGACACATTATCGCACTTGAAAATGCCGGTCTGATAGAGAAGAGATTGCATAGAAATATGCCGTTTATTCGCATTACTGAGAAAGGCAAGGAATGGAACTCAGCAGGCCAAAATGAAGCCGTGAAAAATATCACGACCCAACAAGAAGAGTCGTGCAAAAAATCACGCCCAAGCCGTGAAAAAAATCACGACCAAGCCGTGAAAAAAATCACGACAATAATAAAACCAGATCAGAATACAAAGATCCTTAAAGAAAAAAGTAAACCAAAAAAATCTGAATTCGATTTCTCATCCTGGCCTGAAAAACCATCCGAGCAGGTGCTGGCCGACTGGATGAAAGTTCGCAAGGAGCAAAGAGCCCCTCTGACCCAGACAGCGATAACCAGAATGGCCGGTGAACTGCAACAGGCCCATGCCGGTGGTATGTCCGTGGATGACTGCATTGGACTTGCTGCCGAGAAGGGGTGGCGAGGGTTCAAGTACCAGTGGGCCCTAAATGCCCTGGGTGACAATCGAAACTTTGGAAACGGTTCTCGTGGCCAAGGATCCGATGGTATCGACTGGGATGACAACAGCTGGGCCGATGGTCTGGTTATCCAGTTCCCGGCAAGCGGGGGTAAACCATGACAGCCAAAAGTTTGCAACAGATTGCCGGTACCGCCATGCAGCATGTAGGCGCTGCAGAGGTTTGTGAGGTTGAGATATCTCAGGACAACCAGGTAGTACAGATCATCAGCGGCACGCTCGAACGGTTGAAGGCCTGTAAGCCTGCCTGGAGAAACAGCTTGAGCAGCAACCGGGAAGTGATTGCATGGAAACGCGAGTGGACTGTGGCCATTGCCAGGGCTGGCGTGGTTAGCCAAGAGCAGCTTGAGCGCGGGATTGTTATGGCCCAGCGCGATACCAAGCCGTTTATGCCCTCAGTAGGCCAGTTCATCGAGTGGTGCCTCGGAGTCGGCGTCATCGATGAGCAGATCACCTCAGCGTTTCAGAGGATGATCAACCGCCAAGAACCGGCAGACGACATCGAATACGCCACCCGCCTTGAAGTGCAGTTTGCTTGCCGCAACCAGCTACCCGCTGACAAGGCTTTGGCTCTGTTCAAGTCGGCATTCGTCCGAATAACGGCCCAGGTGCAACGTGGTGAGCGGATCCCGAGCATGTCAACGCCGTTACTCGAGAGCGCGGCGCCGAGCTCCCGGGATTTCATCGAGCAGAAAATATCTGAGCGCATGGCAAGCAGCAACAGGCCGCTGACTCCAATCGAACAGCGCATGGCTGCGTTACGCCAGCAGCAGCGCAGCAAGGGCCGTGGCGAGTCATTCAAATATCGGAGGTCAAATGCTGGTTAAGCCATTGCCAGAAGATGCGCCTGACGGATTTGAATTCTTGAAGGCTGCCAACAGCGGATCCGTAACAGCGGCCAATGATGCACCTGATTTCGAAATACCAGAGTTTGTGCATTCCCCAGGCATCGGGACACCTGCTGAGCCCTGGCTTGAATATCCACGGTTTTACCACGGCCGAGCGCATAGTTCAGACAGAGACTGGATCCTCAAAACCATGAGCTACATACCAGCCGAGCCGCCAAAGCTTAGGCACAACGCTTCGCTTGAGTATGAGCGCATTTTTCTGACCACCAAAAACGCGGATCGCCGCAGGCAGGCAAACACCTGGCTCAAGGGTGTGGCCAAGCAGTTTTATCTAGGGATGGCTTCATGAATTACGTGGTTGGAATAGACCCTGACGCGAGCAAGCCGGGTTTCGCGCTTACCTATGGGCAGAAAATCATTGAGCTGCGTAGCATGCCACAGCCTGAGCTGATTGAGCACATAGTCAGTTTGGCTGCAACCCATCAGCTTATCGTCAAGATTGAGGACGTGGAGGCCTCAAAACCTACCTACGCCAGACCAGGTGCTAGTAGAGCTGAAATGCTGAAAATCGCGCAGAACGTCGGCCAGGTGAAACAAGCAGCCCGGGATATTGTCGAGCAGCTCAAGAGCAAGGGGATCACCCCCGTCATGGTCAAACCGCTGCGTGGAAAAGTGAAGATGCAGGCCAAGAAAAACGGTGCTTACTTCAACAAGCTGACCGGGTGGACCGGGCGCAGCAACACAGACAGTCGAGACGCGGCTTTGATAGCGCTATGGGGAAATCCAGAGGTGAAATCATGGCAGAACTCGCTCTGATTAAAACTGCCACTGGCCAGTTGGCACCGCTTGCTGCTAACGATGCAGATTATGTTCAGAAGATGAAAATCGGTGAGATAACCCGGGGCAAGTTCAAGAAGGATCGCAACCCGCAGTTTCACCGCAAATACATGTCGCTGCTCAATTTGGCTTTCGACTACTTCGAACCTAAACCGGTCAAGTATCGCGGCCATCAGTTAACACCGGCCAAGAACTTTGATGAGTTCAGGCGCTGGATTGCGGTTCAGGCTGGGTTTTATGACGTTGTTGGGTACCCGGACGGCAGCGTGAGGGTAAGGGCTAAGTCCATAAGCTTCGCAAGCATGGGTGAAGACGAGTTTTCAGGGCTGTACAGCGCGACGATTGATGTACTGCTGGCTCACGTTTTATTCGGGAAATTCAAATCATCGGCTGAAGTAGACGCGGCCGTTGAGCAGTTGCTGAGGTATGCATGATGACAGCTCGTAGCAAGAAGATAACTGACAGCGCCAATGGGCAAGACTGCACTCTCAGGTTGCCAGGTATTTGCAACCATGATCCGCAGACGGTGGTTTTTGCTCATATCGGCCGGCGTCGTGGAATGGGGATCAAGTGTGCTGATTACTTCGGCGTGTATGCCTGTTCCAGTTGCCACGATGAAATCGACAGGCGCACCCGGATTATGGACACAGAGCACTTGGAGGCTGAAAAGCTGAGAGCGCTTGAAGAAACACAAGAGCGGCTGTTTGAGGCCGGGTTAATTCAGATAGGGTGAGGTGGGTATGGCTAAATCAATTAAACAAATTCTTGATGACGCTTTCAATGAATGCAAGCAGGCGCACGGTGTGGCGCTCAAAGAGGTCATATTTGAATCATTAGTTTGCCGTAATGCTTATGGTTCTGAGGACGCTGTATTGGCAGCTACGCACATAGAGGCGAGAGCTATTTCAGGAGATACCAAAAATGTCTAGTAGAGGGGTTAACAAAGTCATTCTGGTTGGAAACCTTGGTCAGGATCCTGAGGTTCGCTTCATGACCAACGGAAACGCCGTAGCAAATATCACAGTGGCCACCAGTGAGTCATGGAAGGACCAACAGGGCCAACAGCAAGAGCGTACCGAGTGGCACAGGATCGTAATGTACGGGAAGCTGGCCGAAATTGCCGGAGATTATCTGCGCAAAGGTTCGCAAGTGTACCTGGAAGGCAAACTGCAGACCCGAAAGTGGAAAGATAGCTCTGGAGTCGAGCGATTCACTACTGAGGTCGTGATTGACCAGCGCGGAACGATGCAGATGCTCGGCAGTCGTCCTGAAAACCATCAGCATGGTGGCAACCAAAGACCAGTGCCTCAGCAAAACCAAGGTTATGCGCCAAAGGCACAGCAGCAACCACAACAGCAGAACTACACGCCGGATCTGGATGACGGCTGGGACTCGGACATTCCGTTCTGAAGGAGGACGCCATGATATCTATCGAGAAACTGTTTTTACTGATTTCACCAAGCGGTATGCCTGTTCA